ACTGGCCCGAGCGCGGGAGTGGTGTATTCCACTAACTACTACACCCGAATCAACTCGGTTGCGATCAGCGCCACTTCGACTGGGAACATCAAACTTGGTTACGGCGGTGATCTGGCGTTCCCGAGAACCCGCATCAAGGGCGTGTACTTCGTCACCAACGGTGCAACGGGATCGGTCAATTTCATCGCCAAACCAAGCAATAAGGTTTTGTTGACGCTGGCAACCCCGAGCGGTGTGGTGTCTCAGGACATGGTCATTCCGGGCGAAGGAATCCTGACCACCAAGAGTGGTAGCGGTAGCACGGACTTTGCCATTCTTTCAACCAGCAGCGTGATTTCGGTCACCGTCATTTGCGGGTGATGTATGGCGAAGAGTCCTGCGTGGCAGCGTAAGGAAGGCAAGAACCCGAAAGGTGGATTAAACGCCGCAGGTCGGGCTTCTTACAACCGAGCCAATCCCGGCAAGCCCGGACTGAAACCGCCACAGCCTGAAGGTGGCCCACGGCGAGATTCTTTTTGCGCCCGAATGAAGGGCATGAAAAAGAAACTGACCAGCAAGAAAACCGCGAATGACCCGAACTCGCGTATCAACAAATCACTCAGAGCATGGAACTGTTAGCCCATGGAAATGATGATTTGGAATGTGGTGCTGACGTTCATCGTCGCAGTCTTGGGGTGGGTTGTGAAGGAAAAGTTCGCTGAACTTCAGCGTCTTGGCATTCTTCTCAACAAGACCCGAGAAGAGGTGGCTAGAGACCATGTCACCCGTGCTGAGGTTCGTGCGGACAATCAGGCTTTGATGGATCGATTGGATCGTCTGGAACAAAAGATAGATCGTATCGCGACTAACGTCATTGCAGGAGAGCGCCGTGGCCAAGGCTAAAAGTAAAGTTAATGCGGCTGGTAACTACACCAAGCCTGAGATGCGTAAAGCATTGTTTAACCAGATCAAAGGCGCTGCTGTACAGGGAACCAAGGCTGGTCAGTGGAGCGCAAGGAAAAGTCAGTTACTTGCTAAAAAATATAAGGCTGCTGGCGGTGGATACAGAGACTAAAGTATGCACCATGTGCGGGGAGCAGAAACCCCTCACGGCGTTTCGCAGTAGAGGCGGAGCGATGCAGCACCTGTTAAAAAGCAGGTGCAATAGTTGTCTTTACATAGAACATAGGCGATGGGTTTTAGATAATCCTGATCGTGTCAGAGAATATCGAAATAAAGATAGTTGGACTTTAGCCAAGAGGTGCGCTCGTAGAGGAATTACCCCGGAACAACTAATCAGTACATACGACCGGCAAGAAGAATGCTGTGCGATATGCAAGATTGAAATTGAATTGATCGATAGCGCAATAGACCACAATCATGAAACAGGAGAGTTCAGGGGAGTTCTCTGCAAACAATGTAATCGCGCACTAGGGATGTTTAAAGACAGTCCAGAAGTGTTAAAAAATGCAATTGAATATTTAAATGCATTTGGAAGTTATGGAAATGGATACCGCGACTGATCTCGAATTATTCAAGGCTCAGGTCCAAGCCGAACTGAATCGGCTGGAAGCCAAAGCCTCTGCCAAAACGGTGGCAGGAAAGGCTATTGGCAAAGATGGTCTCAAGTACATCACGGCCATTGTGGTCATTGGCGTGGTATCCAGTTTGTTCTTGGATAACGACAAGATCGCGGCAGTGATGGGATTGCTTGGCGCTTCGTTGACGGCGCTGATCTCCATGTTGAATGGGATCGCGGGAACCGTTGAGAAAGAAGAGAAGCCCGAGTACGCGGTCATCAAAGAACTCATTGCCAAACTGGATCGACTGGATCGGAAAGAAATGCCGATGCGGGTCGATGTTGAAGGCGATCATGTCACGGTCACCAAGGGCGACGATGTCGTCAAGGCCAGCCGATGAAAGCCTCGCAGCAATCCCTGAAGGCTTGGACAAACCAAAAATGGCGGACGAAAAGTGGTAAACCATCTAGTCAAACGGGCGAAAGATATCTTCCAGAGGCTGCGATCAAGTCTCTTTCCTCAGCGGAATACGCCAGAACCACCGCAGCCAAACGAGCCGGAAAAGCCCAAGGCAAGCAGTTCGTCGCGCAGCCGAAAGGCATCGCGAAAAAAGTAAGACCGTTTAGACAGCGAGGTAAATGACATGGCTGCAAAGAAGTGGATTCAGGAAGCCATCGGTAAGCCCGGTGCTTTAAAAAAATCTCTCGGCGTGAAGTCTGGAGAGAAAATTCCTGCCGGTAAGTTGGCTAAAGCAGCCAAGAAATCCGGTGTGATGGGCCAACGTGCCCGTTTGGCTCAGACCCTGAAGGGTTTTAAAAAGGGCAAGTAATATGGCTATGTCACGAGCAAACATGTCCCAGCAGATTGAAAAGCCGGGTAAGGTTCGCAAGGTGATGCGAGAGTTCAAAGAAGGAACTCTCCATTCTGGAAAGAAAGGTCCTGTGGTGAAGAATCGCAAGCAGGCGATTGCCATTGCGCTCTCTGAGGCTGGCATGGCCAAGCCTGAGAAGAAAGCCATGGGTGGTCGCATTGATGGTTGCGCGGTGCGCGGCCTGACGAGGGGCTAACATGAAAAGGATGAAGCGTTATCAGGAAGGCGGCGGAGTTGGGTACGAAGAGAACCCGAAGCCGGGGCGTCAAAGTGATATGCCGGTAACAAAGCGTACTAAGACAGTTACTCGTGATACTTCGCCGCGCAAAATTAGCCCGATGGAATTTCTCCAAGAGTATGAGTCTGGTGAGCCGTCGGCTCGTATGCGAGAAGAGGCTAAATCTGAGTTGAGCAAGCGTCGATCCAATCCCGGTTTGCCCGGTGATCGCGCAACTGACTTTAAAGAGCAGCGCGGAATTGCTCGTGGCGCGGTAGATATTGATCAAGAGAGCACTGATCGCGCTTTGAAATCAATGGCAGCGGTGGCGTCGGCTGTTCCCGCTGCTCGTGGTGCTTCGGCGGCAGCAAAAGGACTCAAACTCGCAAAACGGCGGTACGATGTCGGCAAGCGCGTTTTGAATATGCCAGAAAAAGAACAGCGCATAGCCTTTTTGAAGGCAGCACGCGAAGCCAAAGAAGTTGATGGTATGAAACGTGGCGGAGCGGTGAAATCCTTCGTTTCTAGTCGTTTAGATGGCATTGCTCAACGTGGTAAGACGCGAGGGAGATTCGTATGAATCGCAAAATGAAGCGTTATCAGGAAGGCGGTTCCACTTCGGTAGAGGTGGAGAAGAAGTCCAGCATTCTGGATGACATTGGCCTCAAGGGATTGCCCTTGGGATTGGTCGGTCAAGGCTTGATCAGCGCATTGGAAAAGAACGATCTCGGGGGCATGGGCGCACTGGGTCTCGTCGGCAAACTCATGGAGCGCAAAAAGAAGCGCGAGATGGGCATGCCGGGAACCCCGGAAGACTCCATCACCAAGATTGAAATCGAGAAGTCCAAGGGTATGGGCGATGACATGATGGGCGGTGGCCCTATTGGTTACAAGAAGGGCGGTCGCATTGATGGTTGCGCCATCAAGGGCAAGACCAAGGGTACCTATCGCTAATGGCCACTAGCGGCACAGCGACGTTTAACCCGGACTTCGCGGAGATCGTCGAAGAAGCGTATGAACGCGCCGGGTTGGAACTGCGGACAGGTTATGACCTGAGGACCGCTCGTCGCTCCATGAACTTCATGGCGCAAGAATGGCAGAACCGTGGCATCAATCTGTGGACGGTGGATACGGGAACCCAAGTTCTGACTCCGGGAACCTACACCTACACCATGCCCGCAGACACCATCGATCTGATCGAACATCAACTTCGTATCTACGATGGCAACACCACACAGCAAGCGGACTACAGTTTGGCCCGTATCTCGGTGTCGGACTACGCCATGCTCAACAACAAGTTGACGCAAGGGCGACCGCTGCAGATCTATGTGGATCGTCAGCGTGATGCACCGATTGTGTATCTGTGGCCGGTCCCGGATAACGTCCAGACCTACACCTTGGCGTACTGGTATATCCGCCGCATTCAGGATGTGGGCGCAGGCGGAGCCAATACCATGGATGTGCCAGCCCGGTTCTTGCCTTGTCTGGTAGCGGGTCTGGCTTACTACATTGCCATGAAGAAGCCGGAAGCCGCAGACCGTATCCCGCTTCTGAAGTCGGAGTACGAAGCACAGTTCGAACTTGCGGCAGGCGAAGATCGTGACAAAGCGGCTTCCAGATTCT